CACAAGCTCACAAGCTGACAAGCCCGCAAGCGATCAGGCGTCAAGCGGTTCGCGAACCAACAAGCGCTGAATGTGGTCCCAATCATTTATTGCAAGTGCTGGAGTTTCCCTGTGGTCCGCAAGCAGACCGTGGATCGAGGAGCTTTCATAAAGTTTTACGTTACCTACAAGAGGCTCTTGTAGTATGATAAAGTTCCGATTAGTTCTGGTTTGATGAAACAACTTTTGATGGGGACTAAACGATATTTTAGGGCCTCTAGCTATCTTCATCTCAACCATAAAAAAACCACAAGAATCTTTATATCCCAATAGATCTGGCACACCGAAGGATGCCCAAGACTCCAGTCTTGTCCACTGGATTTTAGGTGTGTTCTTCTTAATTAATTTCCAAAATTTGCTCTCTGGTTTCACCGGAATTCCTACTTGATAACTACACTAGATTACGGTAAATTACAAGCTATGTCACAACCAAAAAGATTAACAGAACAACAGATTAAATTTGCAGAATTGCTAGTTTATAATGAGGGTAAACTGTCACCAGCAGAGGCCGCTTACGAAGCAGGATACAAAACTCGTGCAAGAAAAGCAGCAGCTGAAATGCGTAACCCAAAATACTTTCCTTTAGTTGTCAAATATATTGGCGAATTAAGAGCAGAAATAAGAGAGAAATATGGCATAACTTTTGAAAGGCACGTATCAGAGCTGGCACAAATAAGAAACAAAGCATTAGAAAACAAAGCCTGGAGTGCAGCTGTAAATGCAGAAGTAGCACGTGGTAAAGCAGGTGGACTGTACGTAGATCAGAAGTTAGTTATGACAGGTAATATAGATAACTTATCTGCAGATGAGATTAAGGATAAACTTAAAAAGATTCTTGATGATAACAAAGAAATAATTAATATTACGCCTGAAGATATCGAATTAGATACACTAGAATTGCAAGAAGAATCCAACCTTGATTCCCATTCACAAAAAGATTAATTTTATTTAATACTTTTCTTGGAAACTTTTTTACTAGTGACCATTTGTTTATAACTGGTTTGTATTCCATTTGAGTCTGGTCCTTTCCTTGGTGGAAGTTGTTGCCATTTTACGTTAGGCATATTTTTAGTCAAGGTTTTATTTTTCATTTATCTTTTCCATTTTTACTATACATCCTCTTGGAAATACATTTCTATCAGAAAACAACTCATCATTCACCTCATAACTTGCAAAGGTTCTAACATTCTTACTATCTTTGTTAAGTAGGTATGCGTGAGTTACCATCACTGAAGGCATAAAACCTTCTGCTGTATGTAAGTCTGCGTGGCCGCTGTCACCTGTGATATCCAACCACGTGATTTTGTAGAAGTAATATCTTTTCTTTTTAATTACAACAGATTTGTATTTAGATTTTTTCAGACGTTTCATATTGATCTTATACTGTATAGGGGAATTTTAGGGCAAAAAAGTTTTATAAAATATAAAAAAATCCCCGCGCGCCGAGTACATTTTGAGAAATGTGTTGGTAAATATAGCTTATTTGACTGTGCCAAGCTGTGCCAAGACCCTTGGCACACTATTATTCGCTTATACCAACACTTATAAGTCAAAATAGGGGTGTGCCAAGTGTGCCAGAGGTTTTTTTTACTTTTAAAAAAATAAAATTGCTCCAGAATCTCCCTATACATCGGCACAGCTACCTATCTTTCAGCCCCATTTTTGACACAAAGCCAATACTTGACGTATTTGTGCCATAATTGATAATTTTCTTAACACCTTGACCTTGCAATTTTATATTTGCATATGGTTTCCATTGCTTACGCATTATGTTTAACTCTAAAACTAAATTAGCCCATTGTTTTGGAGTTATGTTTGTTGCTTCTATTGTTACTTTTTTCATTTTTCCTTTCTTTAGAATTGTTCTAATGTAGGGGCTTCCACTCTCGCATCAGCCCCTAGTTCCAGGGAACCTCTTAACTCTGTTTATATGTTCTTGATTTAAATAATTCATTTTTATCTGCTTTGATTACAAGTCTAGCAGGATTGGCATCCCCAATAAGATTGCTCTCTTGTATTTCAATACGTCTAACATCCTCTAAGTGTCCTGTCATAGTTTCAATATAAACTGGACAATCAGATATAACAGTTCCTTTTTGTCCGTTAGTGAATCTGTCCAGAATTTGCTGTAGATCTCTTAGCCTCATCTATCCTCCTTCCTATTTGTTTTAGTAATTCGTACCATTTACGTCCCCACATCTCTCTCATTTCACCAGAAGTTGACCAATATGCTTTTGCAATATTATCCAATCTCTTTTGATCTATTTTTATAATACTCATCCACTCTCCTTAAAAAGTTATGTTTATATTTTTGAAATTCTGCACCCTCGATTACAAACTCCTGGTAATAATTATCTTTACTGCACATCATCACAACACCTTTTGTAATTTTTGTTTTGTAAATAAAATTATGTGCCATTGCATAAGCTGCTAGTTGAAGACAATAGTCTTCAATCCATTCTCTACGCTTTGGTTTGTTAGTTTGTTTGAAGTCGATGATTGCATCTTCTCCCTTGTGTATTGCTACCAAGTCTGTTTGTCCTGCGTATAATCCAGGATAATATAACGTACATTCTGTTCCATAATATTCTGTAACATTACTCAATCCACTTTGAATTACTTGTAATGCCATATTGTGTGCTTGCTTACCAACTGTTGTCTCATCAAGATAGCCTTCACCAAGAACGTACTTCTCTAATATTTTGTGCATTGCTGTCCCTCTCGCGCCCGCAGAATCCACGATCCGCGTTGCTTCAGCCTCTCCCACCCGTTCACGCCACTTGGCCAGCGATTCGCGTTTCTCTGCGCTTTGGGTAGCAGATAATACAGTAGTCACACTGGGCAACTTCTCTTGATTTAATATATAATGTCTTTGTCCCTCGACCATTTCACGTACGGTCTTTGGATATCTATAACTACTATTTCTTTTCATTTGTTAACATCCATCGTAAAGCTGATGTAGTCGGATCAAAGCTATCAAACTTTGCGCTACATCCGGTTAGTAATATTAATATAATTATTAATCTCATATTAGTTTAGTAGCCTCATCAAAGTTTAAATCACCTACTACTTTTTTAATCTTTTCATTATTCCAATTAGTAGTCCTAGGCATCATCTTTTCATACCACGTAGGCTCCTTAATTTTTTTTAAATTCCACGCGTAATAACTACCACAAGGAAATTTATTAACATAATCTGGAATCTTATCTCCACAACTCTGTGTCAGTGCATAGTATTTATCTTTCTCAATCGTAGCACCACCCCAACTTTTAATTAAATCTACAGAATGGTATCTACATTTTAACTCCATCAAATAATTATTATTAAATCGATCGGTTCTATTACGATTAGGATCTAAAATTTTTTTGATGGGATCACTTCTAAATACTTTACTATTTAATTCTTCTTCCATTAACATCTCATCTACGTGTTTATAAGTCATTTTGTTAAACTCCTATAGTGATCTAAATTATAAATATTATCTTTTTTCTGCATTGTTGAATAGTGTCCTATAACTTTTTGTATCTTATCTAACTTAACGTGAGCAAAGGGCCAGATCACACAACAGACGTGAAAGGCATCACGAAATACACAACGCCATCTGTACTGCATCTTATGGCCATTCTTACGTGGTTTTTTATTTAACGTACCACAACCTAGAACATCTGTTAACCATATTAATACAGACTCATCAGTCATTGCAATCTCCATAGAGATACGCCAACAATTGTATCTGTTAACTTTATTACCTTTTTTCTTACGCTCGAAATATTTTTTATAAGTGATGGTCCCTTCACCATCAAATAATCCTGCAATGTATGCTGCCTCTTCACTTGTCATTTCTTCTCCTTATATAAAACTTCTGATTTGTCTTCGTAACCATTGTAATAATAACCGACTACTTCTTTCTTCCGGTTATATTTTTTTTTATCTTCTACTTTCTTTTGTCTAAACTTAGGTGTTCGTAGTTGTTTGGCTACAGGATTCTTCACTGTAGCCTCGCAAATTTTGCCATTTCATTTAACTCTTCTAAACTTGGCTCTGTTATCTTTACTTCACCTTGTGATTTACAAGTTGGACATTGATGAACTTCGGTATAAGAACCATTACTCTCTCTTAAATATCCGTTGCCCTTGCAATGATCACAAATAGCTTTATGATTTACTTTTTCCATTTGCTTTACCACCTTTGTTATCTAAAAAAAATCTAATAAGTCTACCTATCATCTTTGATCGAGTCCTATTAGTCTTCGTTGCTAGTACACCCAATCGTTCCCAATCTTCTTTGGGTACTGATAGAGATTTATATTTTGCAGGATCTGCCATTGTATTCCTTTCTTTGTTTTGTTCTTCTCATATATGGGAATTTACAATAATAAAACAAGTGTTGCAAGTAAATAATTTTTAATATAAAATTATGATCTCTTCTCACACCTTTTGTTTGTTCGTCCCTTTCTTGGGACGGGCAGACAAGTTAGAATGATTCTTAAGTAGTGATTTTTTCTTCCTCTTTTTGAGGAATACAGGTAAATTTAGGATACAACTGGTTGTTGTTTATTTCATCTTTAGTAAAATTACCCTCTGCATATATAATCTCGTAAGACTCTGATAGCCCTGCACGTATGCAATCGTAATGATCTGGAAATACTTTTGGATAATCTTTGTTGGTGTAGCACTCTCCGCTCATTGCAGAGCAGATGAACACCGTAAGTAGGAATTTCATCTAACGACCTTGGCCCTTATAACGTGTCAATTTTTTTTGTAATTTTTTGTGTTTGTTTAATGATTTTGTATGAACGCCACGACGCTTCTTAGGCTTATCTCTTGGTACGAAATGGGTAAATTTTTGCTTGGCCATTATTCTTCATCTAGCCATTCTTTAACAAATGGTTTTGCTCCTTTAGGTGCAGTGATCACCGGTAGATAAGTTATCTTACCATTAACGTGTTGTTCTAAATCTGCTCCACAATTCATACATCTAAAAAATACTACATCGATATTTACCATCGTTGTGAACTCATCACACGTTGGACATTTACCATTGACTACTTCTGTTTTGATTGTAATTTTTTTTCTTTTTGACATTACTGACAGCTTAAGCACTCATCGCTGTCATTGTCAAGATCAGCTAAAGCTTCTTCCTTACAGTCCTGGCTGCAAAACATATCTAATTCGTCTTTTGGTTCGAATTCTTTTTTACACTGTTTACAATTTTTCATTATTCTAATATTAACTTCTTAATTGAAAAAGATCCATCTATATTTGTCTCAAGTTCTGCCATTTG